CTTCTTTCAAATACCTGTATCGATGCCACTCTGGTGAATAGGGTTTGTAGTGCATGATATAGCAAATTCATACAATGATTATAGGGCAATTTGCCGAAAATGTCAACTCGACCTTTTGGGCGATTTTTTGGCGGCGAATTTTTTTCGGAATTCTGGTAACTGAAGGTCGATTTTCAATTGAGGAAAATGGTGAGTGCTTTGACAGTAAGTGTACCAGCAAACGTTGCAGTTGTCACCCCTGCCATGGTGATCTTGTTCACACCTAGGGCAGACACGATCTCGACACCGCTGGCCATGTTTGCCTTGAATGATTGCTTGCCTGGACCTAGTGAGAGGTCCCAACATGCACCCACCACTGGTGGTTTGTCGCCAATAGCAGGGACAACACCCAAAATCTCTTCAGTCTTTGTTCCACCTGCTTTGAGGTAGTGGTTGCCAACTGTATCTAAACCGAAACCACCAGTGGTTGACTTGAGGTTGATGTTAGCAAGGGCATTGATGTTGTAGTGACCACCAACACCAAGATTATAGTTGCCTGTAATACTATGGTTGATAGTTCCAACACTGTTGGTAGCTTCAGTTGATCCTGGTTGTGTGGTGTTGTACGTCTTCTCACCAGCACCATCAACGTAGTCAGCACTACCAATAGTCTTGTTATTGAATGAGGTGTTGAGGTTGTAGTCTCCACACCAGACACTAAACTTACCGTTGCCATCACCGACCTCGATGTTGACTGCCTCTCCTGCCTTGAGTGTTAATGTCTTGAGAGCATTGATTGTAATGTTGTCGCCCTTAAGATCGCAGGAATCTCCTTGCGCTTCAATAGCGACCTTTCCTTCGGCATACACAGAGTATGCATGGTCTTCCTTTGTAGACTCTCCTCGGTTTCCTCTATCATCTGATGTTCTTGTGGCATCTTTAGGACCCTTCGCTTGTACTGTAATAGTTCCACTAGCATTATGAATCTGGTCGGCACTGTTGAATACCAACTTACCACCACACCCTGCTTGACCAGGGACACCAGTGGAGAATGTCATGTTGCCTGTCTCGTCAAAGAACATAGCACTTTGACCGTTGGTTACGACGTAACCTCCAGGCTGACCGTCACTACCAGCCCAGTCCATGCAGGTCCAACCATTGGAGACCCAATGAACTGCTGGTTTTTCTGTACAAAATTGTTCTGTACTTAACTCACCATCTTTTCTGCCAGACGTAGGTTCTGCCGCACCATCTTGTTTGCCAAGTGTAGATGACTTGGCAGATGGTTTTACTGTATCTGTTTTGTTGTGTACGTTTGCCATTAGGGACAATCAATATATTTACCAGTGCCGATCTTGACAGCGCCTCTAGTTGCGAGAGCATCAGGATCAAGACATACCATATTAGGTAGAGCGATTGCTCCACTTCCACTTCCACCAATGATTTGCACCTTGGGAGTCTTCATGTATTTAATTGTTCGATCTAGGATTCTGACACTGATAACAAATCCTCGTTCATCAATGATTGCTTCAGCAATTCCCTTCTCACCATTTATGTATACGGTGGGAGCAGTCTTGTATTTTATACCAGGAGCAATCAGTGTGAAGGAGTCGATGATACATTCGATTCCATTATCTTCGGGAGTGTTGACCTTGTACCCTAGGCCACCCTTGGTGACTCTGATCTCGGAAACGTATCCTCTATCATCTAGGAGAGCGATAGCAGTTGCACCAAATCCTTTACCAGAACTGATGATAACTCTAGGTGCTTCTTTGTATCTATCACCAGTATCTTTGATAGGAATTTGTATGATAGTGCCAACGTCATCAGTGATAGGAAGATCTGCTCTTGGTTTCGTGAGTTCTACTCTAGGTGCTTCGGTAACAGGTTCTTCGTCAACATATGTTCCAACGATAGTAACTGTTGCTGTAGCATCGTAACCTACAACCTTGAAGTATACCTTCTCGTCACGCTCATTATCCAAGTCCTCAACAATACCAACAGTAACTCTTGCTGTGTTATTACGGACTACAAAGTTACCATTTAGATTTTCCTGAACAAAATCTTCTGGTCTGATGTCACCATAGAGTTGATACTGTAGACGTGTGCCATCAGGGATGTTCTGTGTAGTAATGGTGTAGTAGATGTCTTCACCTTCATAGTATAGCTGTTTGTCAGTGGTGACATCAACGAATTCAGTAGGTACTGTGTTTGGATTGTAGTTTGGATTGACTAGACCGTATGCATCATAAGTAATAGTGACAAGAGCCGAAGCATCAGTGTCAAGATCTTCCTCGTCAACTACAGTGAATACCAAATCTTGATACTCATTTGTCAATACATTATCATCAGCAAGTTTTACCTGGACTGTACCAATACCAAGAGGAATCTGCACAGTAACAACTTCATCGTCATCATTGACTGTTTCTTCCTCGATGGTGTCAATCTCTGTGATTACATAGTCACCAGTGAGACTACCACTGTCAAAGTATTCAGGTACGATGGTGTCGCCACTCAATCTATACTTTAGAATAGTTCCGATGGGAACATTAGATGTCCTAATTGTGTAAGTGATTGTGTCACCCTCTGTCACTAGAGTAGGATCAGCAACAACAGTATAGTATCTGCCGCCACTAGGATCTACAGGTAGATCATCATCAGGGTCAGCATCATCAGGAGCATCGTCAGGAATGATACCTTCTGGCGTAGGTGAGTTACCACCAGGGAAGAAGTCATCTCCATCATCGTCAGTAAACTGTGGGATGATGTTGGGATCGTTGGATGGATCTTCGGCCTCTGATGGGAAGAAATTAGGTGGAGTTTCAACGCCAGGGAATAGATTACCTGGAGGTTCTGAACCACCAGAAGGAATCTCGGGAGGATCCCACTCGGGAACACCACCAACGAAAATAACTTGAGTTGGAGGAGCATCAGAATAGTCTAGAGACTCTGGACAATCAAAACGCTCACCAGTATCACCATCCTCTAGATCTTTCAGTAGTTTATCAAGGAAGTCTTCCTCATCTTCATCAGTTCCACAGTCATTACACTTGACAGTTTCCTCGGAACACTTACTACTAGGTCCACTACAGTTGATGCCAAGGAACGACATTACTTTCTGGACTGCAGAAGACACAAGGTCTACAGCACCACCAATGATTGATAGTATCGATTGAATCGGTCCAAGAACTTGAGCAATCAATCCATCAATCAATCCTAGAATCTGATTGACAATACCATCAACTAGGTTAGTGATAGCACAAGCAGCAGGAGAGAAGATCTCCATGACAAAATCAAACAGAAGATCTGTCAAGAACTGTACTAGTTTGTCAATAAGATCTTCGATAGCACAACCAAGAGCTTTCAAGATCTGGTCAAGAACTTTCTTGATTGTCTTCAGTACATTACCTTTTGGTTTGACAGTATCAAAGTCTTGTTTAGGATCGACGGGTACTTTTTCTTTCTCTTCTTCTGGTACGTTGAGACCCAGCGCAATCTTAACTAGGTCTTCAATACCCTGACGAATAGTTCTGATAATTTCTGACTGGATTCTACCAACCAAACTTCTTACTAGTCTAGTGACTCTACCAATGTGATAGCGAGCAATCGATACTTTATCATACAAGAATCCATTGACCTGACTGACATAGTAACTACCAAGTTGACCACCAGATGACTGGTTCGCTGCCAACATATCACCAACGATGTTAGTCAGTTGCTTCGAGAAGTTACTCTCTGTACCACAGGTAGGGTTAGCAATAGTAACACATGCTTTAGAACCAATAGGGTTTGCTTCACTGTGCTTGCCGCGCAGTGCTGCAATGATAGCGGGAGCACCGTTCTCTTCGTGGGCCTGTGCTGCATCAGGTTCACCACCATCTACGTTAGCACCAGTGTCAGGATCAGTACCATCCTGATTCTTCATCGAACGATGAGCTTGTGCTTTAGATTCTGGGTCTGTACCTGTAGTATATCCTAATCCTTCTCCAGTGTTCTGCGGAAGATCTACCTTAACTTCAGTTGCACCAGCGGTGTGACCAATCGATCCCATGATGATTGGTTTCTGTCTGTCATTGTCAAGGAAGAATCCAGTGACCCAGTTACCTGCACGTAGGTTTACAGTAGCACCAGTGACACCACCATCACTGAAAGGTGTGGTGACTGGCAGCATAACTTGTGCCCAAGGTAACTCCTTCGTGGGTGTAGTATCCTTGAGGTTATGTCCAATAATTCTTACACGATACCTGCCAGACTTTTTAGGATCATCGGTAGGTGACGTTTCAATCTGACCAATCCACCAGTGGAAACCATCGTCTCCCACCTGATTCGTCTGCATTAATGATGATAATACGGGATCCATACCGAGCAGCAGTTACTTAATTATTTATTAGGCAGTTTCAGCACTAGAAACGTTATCTCTACGACCATATGAGTCGCGGATCAAAGTGAGGTGAGTGTTTCCTTTGATGTTCTTGAAGTCATAGGCATGATTCAATTTAGCAATGAGATATACACCACTATGTTCTGGATCCCAAGACTCCTCACTTCTATCTTTACTAGGAATCATATTAGGAATGAAGATCTCTACTGTCTGACCGACCATCAACTCCGCATGTAGAGGAACAGTTATCTTCACCTCTTGGTTGTTCATACTCTCTAGTCTAGAGATAGACTGTGCAACGTAACTCTTCTGCCAGTCAGGGAACTCGGCTTCATTGCTACCACCATCTTTCTTCTCTGGTGATGCCACTGTCTTGTCATCAAACCATGTTTCATGATCGATCAATGCTGACATGATTCTTGTAGGTTTCGATGCCAGATCTGCCTGTCCCTTGAGCATACCTGACTGCGATCCAAGGTGACTCATCTCATCAAAAGAATTCTTGAGAGAGTATGCATACTCTTCGTATGCTCCAGTGCTGTAGTTGTAGAAGCACACAACAGAAGAGAACGTTCCCATCCTCAACTTGGTGAGCATGTCAATCTCTTGTTTAAAATCGATGTTGAGAATTTTATTTCTAGATTTGTTTTGAAGTCCTTCGTTCTCTTGATAGAGTTGCAGTACAGGAGGATTCTTTTCTAGATTGTTTAGTCTATCGATAGAGTTGAAATGATATCCTTCATAGTTTTCATAGAATAAGTATCCAGCAGACCCAGACATCTTGCCATAAGCTCCCGACTCAATGTCAGCAACAGCACCCTGCCCATCAGCACTAGTACCACCAGTTGATTCTGTTGTCTTGTTCTTTGAGTCCTGTGCTACTGATTTTGTTAGTAGTCCCTTGATGATTGCAAAAGATGTTCTCTTACCTGGATGAAATCTTACCTGGAATAGAGTAGGATCTGTCTCTTATACACAT